CGAAGCAGATTTAACCACTGACACAGTATACACAGTGTCTGCGCAAAACATCGGAGACTACGCACCCGGTAAAGTGTTAGTTGCTGGTAGCGTAAGCGCGGATAACGGAATTAGCTACGCATACGTGTTAAGTCAAGGACTAATCGCTGCTATTATACCGGTCTCTGTTAAAGGAGTCTCGCAAGAAGTACCCATGCTCTGCGCACCATACCAGCTCCGCGCAGGCGATAAGGTCAGAGTCTTAACACTAGACGCGACCTCAAGGAACGCTGCGCTTATGGCTTATACTGCTCAAGGTGTCTCAAGAATTTTCGTTGCTACGCCTTCAGGCGCAGCGACCCAAGACCTTCTAGACTTGCAGACTGGCAACAACATTGGGGATACGCTTCAGGGACAGACAATTGTAAAAGCGGCGGGCTCAAGCATTGACGGTTCCAAGATAGAGACGTCCGGGTTCTATGTCGTTGATGCATTGGGGAACGTAGTTGGAGCAGTTCCAGCCTCGGATCCCACAGATAACGCACCAATCTTTTCAATGTCGTACAACATTCCCGTTGCTCTAAACTTTAAAGCACAATTCTTGACAAACGCATAGGGTGTTTACATGTACAAGACAAAGTCACAGAAGAAAAGAGCTCTAGACAGAATACAGTCTACTGCTATGAAGCTGTTTGCTACTGGATGTATATCCATGAAAGACGCAGACGCTATCCAGAGAATTGTTAACATGAGAAAAAAGCAATTATGAGGTGTCGGTAATGCTAACAGCAGAACAACAGGCGGCGCTTTCTGGTACAAGACCACAAGACCTTGCATATCGTCCACCACTTCCACCATCTTCGGGTAGCACCTTTCGACCGTTTCCAGGAGAGATGGGTCGCCCTGGGTATATATTGCCTCCACAACCATCGACTAACTCTATTTCCAATAGTGGATTAAATGGATTAGCGGACAATTTTCTGTTAATTGCAATTCTTGGTATGCTTGGGTGATAAAATGCCGTTACCAGATGCATCCAAAAAAAGCCCTAGAGTATACACCTTATTGCAAAATCTAACCCTTGAAACGGTCACATTTGACAACATGAAGGACGTTGGGAACACAATTAATATTGAAATGATGAACGAAGACGAGCTTAGAAGATTAATCCTAATTAATTTGGCAAGATTAACAGTTAAACAAGAATGGAATGGGTTGCTATGAGTCCTCCTTTACCTGATGCAAACAAAAAAAGCCCGCGGGTTTACCGTAACCTTCAAACTAAGGATTTAGAAAACGTAACCTTTAGCGACATGGAAGCGACAGGTGACCCGTTATCAATAGAATTACACAACGAAGACGAGCTTAGAAGATTGGTTTTAGTACAACTTGCCAGATTAACAACAAAATCAGAATGGACCGGATTACTGACTGGTGGCGGTGGCGGCGGTGGTATGACTAGCTTTACCTTAGAAGGTGACTCTGGAACAACAGAAACGGTAACTAACGGAAACACGGTAAAAGTCCTAGGAGGAACTGGTATATCTACCGCTGGTTCTTCACCCGACACAATAACAATAACTAACAATGGACAATTTAATTTGGAAGCTGATTCCGGAGCAACACAAACAGTTCCCACTGATGGAACAGGTACATTATCAATTGACGGAGGCACAGGAATTTCAACCGCAACAGGCGGGGCAAACGACCAAGTTGTTGTTACAAACACTGGGGTTACTTCGCTTGTCGCAGGTTCGAATATAACATTGAGCGGTTCTACTGGCGCAGTTACTGTTTCTGCAAGTGGCGGGGGTGGCACAAATAATTACGATGTTAATTTAGTTAGTACACCATTAGGCCCAACTGCTAATTACATGATTTTTGATGTTTTGTCACTACCTCCGTATGGAAGCACGACATACCAAAACACAGCCCAAGGTTCTCAACAAAAACAGGTTTTTTTCCCATTTATTGCCCCTAAAACAGGTAATTTAGGAAAAATGCACGTTAACATTGTAACTTCAGCCACTGACACTCAGACTCTTTATTGTGCAATATGGTCAACTAATTCAAACGGATTACCTGACGCAATTCAAGGTTATGGAGAATTTGACGTTAGAAACAATGTGGGCGCAACCAGTACATCAACATTTTTCGCATCTGGTGGTGGCTCGTCAACAACAATATCTTTGACAAAAGGAACACAATATTTTATGAGTTTCAATAATCAAAACACAAGAGCCTTTGAGATGGAAGGCTGCACTCTGACCACAAGACCTAGAATCGCGCCACTTCAAAATTTTACAAGTTTCAACAATAGTTCTAGTTCTGGAAAGTTCCTTCAAACATCTGGTAGTACGTTTGGGGTTCCATCGGGAACAGTGGCTGCAACAGGACTAGAATCAGGAAATGCAGCGGGATCTATCGGTCCACCTGTACAAATAGGGTTAGAATATTCTTGATTTGCATCAAATACCCCCCCTTTGAGTGGCTTTTTTATCAAAAAAGATTAGCTATTTGGGCTAAATATATTTCAAACGGCCCCATTGCAGTTGGGTTTTGGGTTGCATCGTAAATCGGTTGATATATTCCTTTTTCATTTTCTGGTACCCCTGCTTTGGTTGCGATTGCAATAGACCTTTGAAGAAGCCAATTGTTGATAACATCGGTTACACTGTCCTCATTTCCGGCAACGTATGTAAATGCAATACCAGTTATTCCCAATGATGCTAAAATTCCTAGAAACGTAGCCATACCAGTTACATCATTTAACAGTCTTACAGTTGGGTCAGCAACGTTTCTAAAATTTACAGTTGATATTAAACTATCTACAGTTTCTTGGAGAGGTCGTGAAAGTACAACTTCGTGACGTATAACTTGGTCGGGCTTTGGCTTTGGCATCAGACATAACGGAGAGCCTGAGCACATTCAATGTTATGGTCTAGGTGATATTGTAGGTCTGCGGTACAAGTGCCACATACCAAGCACACATCCAGAACTTCTAGACCCTTGATAACTTCCTCCTCCTCTATCCAGTCATCGGGTTCTCCGTGGTCGTCCTCAATCAATGTGTCAATTGGCTCGGCGTCCACTTCGTGAAGAGCTTCGTCAATCTCGTTGACAAGACCAAACACCATTTCCATTATCCTCATCCATTTATCTTCGACCATAGTACATGCCTCAATTTACGGTTCTTTAGCTCTTCTATTTCTTGATGAGCTTTAGAAAGGTGTTCTTGTAATCCCTGTATGTTCAAAACCAAGTCGCTTATGACTCTAAGCTCCCGCTTGTAATGCTTGGCGCCACAAGCCACGCATTCTAGGGTTAGCGGGTCTTGCTCGTAGTTATCAGAGCTTACAACTGCCCCAGTTGTAACGACGTTCTCAGTGCAATACCATTCTATTGCATCAGAGACCATTTTGGATGCTCCTCCTAGGTACCTAGGGTATTTCTTAAATTTTACAAACTTAGAGGCTGTAGGCGTTAAGCTAAAACTGTGTGTAGCCGGCATTATTCCTCACTTCTTTGACATCCGCAATCGTCTTCGTCATACCATTCATCTGTTCCCATATTGCAACAGAGGTCAAAAACTCTTTTTCCGCAATGTTTGCAAGTTGTCCATTTGTTACACGTGTCCATATTCATAACCTTGGGACTAGTATTACCAATTTAAACCCTATTGCGTAATATTACATCCGAGACAAAAAATGTAAGAAGTTCCAACCGATTAAAATCAAGTTTGTGCGGTAGAGTTACCACTAACTGAAGATACTGACCGCATCCGTACCCAAATAAGAAGATTGGCATTGAATTACGGTTAGACCGTTCCAAAAAAAAGCCAATTTTGATAAATCGGGTTGCGTTCGAGGACGTGTCACGGGGGGATGAGGATACAAGTTTCACTTTTTACCGTCTTAGCTGTTTTTGTTGTGTTGCAGGGTGCCTCAATCCTGCTAACGTTGTTTCTCGCTTCCCGTGGCACAGGTTTAGTCCTAGAATTGTTCCAAGAGTTAGATGAAAAACTAGCAGGGGCAATCAAAAGCGTAATTGAAAGCGGAGGTCTACAGGGAATGGAACCAGTAAACCCACTACAGCAGGCAATCGCTCAAATGCTAATTGGCAAAATGAACCAAGAGCTACCCCAAAGAGCCCCCAACGGACAGTTCCTTGAGAAAGTTGAATAACTAACCAATTCTCAGAAAACCTATGGCACGTAGGAAAACGACTCGTCGAAGAAGAAGCCCGAGAACTTTTAACCTGTATTCCGCATTCGTGGGATACGGTAATCTAGCAATCCTGACACAGGGAATCGCTGGCACTAGCCCGGTAGGCATGATAACCGGCGCAGCAGATAGTTTCACATCAGCTGGCGCATACGCTACTGGCGGACCAGCTGTTACTCTTGGAGACATACTTCAGAACCCCTCTTCCGCGTATATGACAATGAGTTCAAACGCAAGGGCAAACGCTACGTCAATGGCCATACAAGCCCTAACCTTTAACGCAGGGGCAAAAGTTTTCCGAAGAGTCATGAGAATGCCCTTCAGAGAGGCTAACAAAGTGATAAAGCCTCTAGGTCTTGGAGTGAGGTTGTGATTTTATGGCAACAAACACAGTTGTAGGGAATCTTGTTTGCTCTGACGGGACAAACATACCACTTAAGGCAGAGATTGCCGAAGATACCGAAGCAGATTTAACCACTGACACAGTATACACAGTGTCTGCGCAAAACATCGGAGACTACGCACCCGGTAAAGTGTTAGTTGCTGGTAGCGTAAGCGC